CTTTAGCTTTTCTTCTAACTCAGCCTCTTTAGTTTTTAAAGCCTCTGTTTTAGATGATAATCCACTATCAGATATTCTCTGTAGGTAATCACCGAACTTCTCACCTTGCTCTCTATCAACGTCTACTCCAAATGCTGTTTTAGCATAGTGAGCAGCACCACTTAATATTCCTTCAGCGTTCTTGTTCGCTAACCCATCGTAATCTTTCTTCAAGTTAGGTACTAAGTCATTCGATATATACTTAGTAATAGCCTCTACTTGATTTTCCTCGAAGCCATTAGCTTCTATAAACTCTTTTGATAATTCCATATTCTCTTATGTATTAATCTTGTTTTTTCTTTAAATCTTCTATTTTCTGTCTCAAAGTAATCTCATCCCATCCTGGAAAAGCTTTCTTTCCTTGATTCAAATCTGCATAATCAACTCGCAAATTCTCTATCACTTTTTTATCCACCTTTGGCTTCTTTTCAGCCTTTGGTTTCTTCACAATTACAGCTTCTTCCTGTAAACTCAGTAAAGCATTAATCTTAGCTTCTAATTCAGCTATCTTCTTGTCACTAGAACTCATAGGTGCAGTTGTCTGCTTGTTAAATACATCCTCTACCTCTTTAATAATAAGAATCTTATTATCATACTCAGAGATAATGTCCCTAAAGAATCCTTCATCATCTTTCTTCTTCTCTACTAACTTAACATCTACTACGTCTACTTTTAAATATCCGTTTGATATTAGGTTTTTCATAAAGTTCGTCCATTCCTTTGTGTCATGGATTATCTTTACTAATTGGTTCTCGTTCTGCACATTCCCTTGTGCATCATAACTCATTTGTTTGCCTCGATAAACTCTAAGGCTGATTACTGGTTTCTTTCCCATCTGTAACTGTGATTTTGTTTTTGTGTGTATTAATTAAACTTACTATTAAATCGTTCAAGGTAATTAACTTCTCGCTGTCCGTAGCGTCCATTCCATTCCAGAACACGGCAATGTTTCCATAAAAAGCCTCAAACATCGAAATCCAATATGAAAATCTTGTCTGAAACTCTAGTATAGTAGGATCTACCATTCCTTTATTTAAAGCCTTATCGAAATCAAGGTCGCTAGTATAAGGCATAATCTTATACAATATAGCTTCCCTTGTTCCTTTCTCCTTGTTAAACATATTACGTCTTTGTGCTAGTCTAACAAGTAAATTTTTTCTTTCTATTGCGTTAGGTGATGTCTTAATCATCTCGTATAAATCCTTCTGTGTCTCTAAAAAGAAATCACTTCCGTAAAATACATCTAACTTTACAGCACTCTTGCCATATCTTAAACTAAGCATCATCTTATCACTAGCCTTTCTTGAGAAAGACATTGTTTTACTGAACCATCTTAGTTTATCCTCCATAGATACAATACCTTTCTTAGTCTGCATCTCTGTCATTGAAACATCATTCCTTTCAGAATATGCACCTAAACATGAAGTTATAATATCATTTTCTAATTGTAGTAACCTATCATTAATATACTCTAAAGCCTCAACAGGTGTATGGTAAAACGTTAAGAAGTTCTTAGACAACTCAACATCTATACTACCATCAGCTTTCTCAATCGCAGGTACAGTTATAACCGTTCCTGCTTGTAATTTAGTTCCTTTCCCTGCTCCTGCTGTAGCCCTTGCCTCTACTGACGCTTGACCACCTAATGAATTTAAACTCATTGGCTCACCTTCAGCACCATCAACATCATAACCACTCTCATCAATCTCCTTAGTCTCTATCTGTGTTACTATAGGAAATGCTCCATTAGCATGAGTCATTCTCTGTAACGTCTTTAAGAACGTAAACTCTTCCAGGTCAGCTCTTAAATAACTAAAGATTGATTCCTTTACTATTGGATCGTTACCAAAACAGTCATCTACTATAAATGTAGCAGGGCATTGACCATAATCATGTGGCTCACTTAATATAAGCTCTAAATCCTTGTTGTAGAAACTTAAACGCTCATCATCCAAGTAAACATAACCATATACATCCTCACCACCTCTATTAATCATGCCTGTGTAAGCAATCTTTTCTATTTTCTTATCGTCTACTTCAATAGATACAACCTTATCAATAGATATAATCTCTCTGTAAGGTTCGTTAGCATCCTCTAAATCATGTACAATAATATCGTTGTACCTAAATAAAACAGCTTTAAATAAATCTCTATCAAAACCATCATCTAATTCTCTAGGACTCTCAACGTATTCACCGTTGATCCAGTACTTAAAATGAGAATCTTCACTAAAGAATACTCTAGTTAATGGTTCTTTAATCTTTGTGTTTATTAATTTAGCCGAAGGATTAGGACTTCTGTAGTATTTTGCTAAAGAAAGAAAGTTATCGGTCTTGAATATCCCTTTAACCCAGTTTAAGAACACATCATCAGTATAATACTTCCTTTCGATGTACTTCTCAAAGTAATCGACGTTTACATCTTCCTGTATATCGGAAATTGTGAAATAATCTAATTGTTTCTTCTGACGAACAGCCTTATCAAGAGATAAACTGTTGCACTTCTTTTCTATAAATTCTTTAGACATCTAGTTCTTTGGATTGTGTATAGTCCCTTACACCAAAGTTTATTTTAGCAAATGTAATAAAGTTTTTTCAAATAATAGAGAAAAACTATAAATATTTTATTAAAATAGATAAAATCAATCAAAATAATGCTATTTTATCAAAATAAAAGTGGTATCTTCACCGCAAAGTTAGTTACTTTTTGTTTGTTCATAGTTTAAGAGCCTTACTTACGCAGTAGGGCTTTTTTATTCACTATAAACTCCTATTTCGTAGCTTACTATGCCATTTCACACCTTTTGTGCTTCCTAATCCTTTAAGTTTTCCAACTCTTCGGTTGTAATCATCCCTGGATTCGTTTAATTTGTCTTTGTTTTCTTTCATGCTATAAACAGAATATTGTCGCTGTTATTAAAACAGCTATTGATACTATAAATTTTTTCATTTTGCAAAACTACGAAATTAATTTGTGTTTCGTACCGTTTTTATCAACGATTATTTCTTTTTTGTTTTTTCCTACAATAGCTAAACCTCCTTTATTAAAATTTGGTCTAGGTTGTGCTGAAATAATAGCTTTTTGAACTTCCATCATCGCTTTTACAAAATCAAACATAGTAATGCCCTTAAAGTCATAAGATGGTTCTAAATGCTTTTTAAGATTTTTAAATGCTTTTGGGTTCTTTATTCTGTCTAGTATTATTTTATTTGCTTTCATACGACTAAACTACAAAATTAATTCCATATAGTTGTTAGATTCGCTCTGTTTTTCTTTAAATCAAACCACATTCTCATTAATAATGCATCCCTGTAATCAGGGCTACGTCCTGTATCTGTCTTTATGTCACCTTTAGCCTTGCAATCCAACTTATTATCACCCCTCTTACTAGGAACACGCTGTATCTGTGATAAATCTTCCTTTATCTGTGCCCTCTGCTTGTTTGTGAGATCACAATCAATCCATAAACCACCATCATTAACCTTGTCTGCCAACGCATACAAACATTGTACTTGTAAATTCCTGTAATTAGGCATATCCTTACCACTTCTGATAGGTCTTGCTCCATTCTTAAATCCCTTAACACCTGTTTGGTCAACTACACCACCACCAACACCATCCGCATCAGCAACAGCCCTAGTCGTAGGTACTTTATACTTTCTTCGTAAATACATTATACCTGCCGAGATGTCTGTGGTCTTACTCAAGTCAAATTCCAACATCTCTACAATCTTCCAACCCCTCCACGCAAATACAATAGCCTTGTCACTACCAAAACGTGCAATATCAGCAGTAATATAAGTCTTACCCTCATCTATATGGTCGTTCTTGAATACATTGTCAATCATCTCTTGCTCACATAACTGATTAGGGTTATCCTCGTAATCCCAGTTACCCTTAAATAACCTTTCATATAAAGCCTTGTCCTTCTCACCAATCTTACGCAACTTATTTACATAGTCCTCTTCAATGAATGGATTCTCTGTAATCAAACAACTTAAATAACACTTCTCATCCTCTAAAGTACCATTTATATCCTTATCGTAGAAATCCCTTTTCGCCCAATTCCTTTTAGGGTTACACGTATAAAATACTATCCCCTTAATACCATACTTACCATTCAAGTGCCTTCCAACCCTCGACGATATAACTGCTGCACCTGTCTCATGTATCTCACCTACCTCTTCAATCCAACCTGCCGTGTACTCAGTAGAACCAACATCCTCGAACATAGGATCACTAGGTTTGTACTTTATCTCTATGAAGTTAATGTGACTACCATTACCAAATGTTATCCAGTTCTTTACAGCATTAAACTTATAGTCATCAAACCCATACTCCCTCGCTACCTTATGGAATGTAACTAATACCGAATCTATAATATCCTTCAACTCATTCCTGGCTATGAAATACTTCGTGTTAGGGAAATTCTTTGCCATGAATAATATCCAAGCACATCCTGTCCATGTCTTTGCTCCACCTGCTGCTCCACCATACAAGAACTCCTCGTACTTATTAGATGTCAGTATCTCAAGTGCCTTCCTCTGCTTCTCATGTACCACCTGTAAACCATGCTCGTTTAAACCCTCAACTATAAAACTGAAATCACCCTGCTTGAATAAAGCTGCGTGAATATCTATTAGCT